TGCATGACGAGGTTGAGACATAAGCGCGCTGGGCTTGCCGGCCTGGCGCGCTTCCGGTTTGAGCCGGGGAATTTACCCCGAATGAGGCAGATGCCGCGGCTCAAAAGTTACGTCTCCTCACTCCTTTGGTGGCTAGGCGCCGGAGCGCCTGAGCCGGAAGGTTAGGCATCTTCGTTTTGGATGCTCCAGGAACCGGCAAGGATTTCATCGCGGCAGCGAGTGAAGTCCTCGTTGGTCTCGATCCGGGGGCCTGGGCACTGCTCGATCAACTCAGCTTCAGCGCCGGCGATGGCGGCCTCGGCTTCAGCTTCAGAAGCATACGTGCCCATGCTGTAGTCACCCTGACCGTCTGGACGTATCCAATAGAGCGTGAATGCCATGACGGGTCTCCTTCTGGTTTAGCCACCAAAGGAGTGAGGTAGTTTGTCGAGACTGCCCGGATGTCTATCCGGTCTGTTCCCGTGGGCATCATCGGGCAGCTGCGGGGATGGCTCCCACTTACCATCGATGAGGCTTTCGTCTCGACTTCTGATGATAGTATAGCACCGAGTTCTAGAAAATCTAGCCCATCTCTAATCACGTTTGTTCACTTTTTCGTGATCGAGAAAGGCTTGACGCTGCGCAAGGATCACTTTAAGTTCTAGTTATGGCCAAAGATGTTGACAAAAAGCGTAACCAGATCAACTTCGCGTGCGATGACGCGCTGCGCGAGGCGCTTGACGATATTCGATCGTTGACGCGGCCCGTGCCATCGCTGTCAGAGGCTATTCGCGATGCGATCTTCGAAAAGCGCGATCGGCTGCGGCGCAAGGCGGCAGAGCGCGTTGAATATAGAAATGGAAGCGTCGGTATTGTTTCTAGTGTGGCCGCAGAGTGACAGACATAGCGATATCAATCTGCTAGGCGTATGAAACGGACGAGAGCCGCACCCGCGAGCGTAGTCGCAGCGGGCCTCATGTAGGTAACGCCGCTCACCCAAGGGAATGCTCCACTCCCTACCAAGGCCCTTATTGTCCCTGAAACGTAGATGGCGCTTCTATGTTGCACTTCAACTTGGACAAAATACCGCGCTCGACGACACGGAGCGAATGGTTGGGCCTGTATCGGTGGTTGCGGCGGACAGATAGGATCGTCAGTGAGAAGGTAGGGGCGGCACTACCTGACGCGGTGCATGATCTGACCTGCTACGGCAGCGCGATAGTGAGTGTTCGAGCGGACGTGAAGGGTGATATCGAATTCCGTCGCGTAGCGTTGGACGAATTTTACGGTGCCGTCGAGCCGCCCAAGGCGCGAGAATGATCTGGCAAATGCTACTGTGGTTGGCCGTCCCGGACGACTACGTCATTCGCCGAGACAGCCAAGGAATGTTTCACGTGAAACATATCGACGACCTGACCGAGAACGATCGGGTCATCGAGCTGAGATCACCGGCACCGGCACACAGTGGCCCCGCTCAAGGTTTGCTCGCACACGACGACGGTGCAGCTGAACGCAGGGACGCTAGCCGACAGCAACAGTCCGACGAGAACAAGATAACGCATTGATCGCCTCCTAGAACAAAAACGAACCAACGTAACTGATTCGGGTGCTAAATGCAAGAGAAGGATCGCACGGCGCTGGCCGAGAAAATCGCCGAAGCCATCTGCGAGATGATCGAGAAAGAGCGCGGCCTCGTGAAATCGCGGCTGGTCGAGACGATTGCAACCATTCTCAGCGCGCCGCCCAAGGAAGCCCAAGCCTACGAGCGCATGAAGCAGACGCTGTTTGAAAAGCCGAAGACGTTTCCTTCGGGCCTGACAGCGTACGCGGTGCAACAGCGTTTGATCGAGGCATGGACAAAGGAAGAGGGGCGGCAAGTGCGGCAGGCATTGGAATCGCTTCGCGAGGCAGAGTTCTTTCAGAGCGCATGGTTCCATGACTAAGGACGCTGCCAAGGCCATCGTCATTAAGACCGCGATTGGTCTTTGGATTACCCTCAGCCTAATCACAGCCGCCATGGTCTTTGCCGCAACCGTTATCCTCGCAGCAGCGCTGGTGTCATAGGAAATGGGTCGACCGCGCACGTATTCTGACGAGACCGATCAGGAAATCCTGCGGCGCCTCGCAGAAGGCGAAACCCTCACGCAAATCTGTCGTGACGAGCATTTGCCGACAGAGGCGGCGATAAGAAAAAGGGCGCTCACGGAGCCGTTTGGGTCGTTGTATGTGCGCGCGCGCGAGATCGGCTACATGCGAATGGCCGATGAACTCACTGAAATCGCTGACGATGCGCGCAACGATTGGATGGAGCGCGAGACCAAAAACGGCACGATTACTGTGGTCAATGACGAGGCGGTCAAGCGGTCGGAGCTGCGCATTAACACGCGCAAGTGGCTGCTATCCAAGGCGCTGCCGAAGGTGTTCGGCGACCGCATTCAGGTGGACCAGCATGTTTCAATCAGTGATGAGTTCGAGAAGTTTGTACGCGAATTGAAACGCGGCGACCACGCCAAGGTCATCGAGAACAGTCCCATGAACGGCCATTTACGGGACAGTCGCAAGAGCGACGCCATTGAAATCGTTGACGAAAGCGTGCCTGCCAATACCAAGGCCAACCTCCGTTAATGGGACAGTCGAGCTGGCGCGAGCAAGTCGAGCGCTGGAAATACTCGCCCCTGCACTTCGTGCTGGAGGCCATATTCCGGTTGGATGAGAGTGCGTGGCAGCCGTGGGTGCCTGGTACGCCGCGGCCTGACACGGCGCCTCCCGGCCCTGAACTATGGCAGGGGAATTTTTTGCGCGACGTTGGCGCGGCCATTCATGAGGGCAAGCGTCGGTTTTCTGTCAGGGCGGGCCATGGCGTCGGCAAGACGGCGATCGAAGCGTGGCTAGTCCTCTGGTTTGTGCTGTTTTGGCGGCCCTTAAAAATGCCCATTACCGCCAATTCGCAAGATCAGTTGCGGGACGTTGTGTGGTCGGAAATCGCGCATTGGTGGCGCGAGCTGCCACAGTTTCTGAAAGATCAAATCGAGGTCAACGTCGAGCGCGTCACGGCCAAGGGCGACCCTGAGGCGGCATTTGCCGTTGCCCGTACAGCAAGGCCAGAAAAGCCAGAAGCACTACAAGGGTTTCACTCGGACAACCTAGCGTTTGCGATTGAGGAAGCATCGGGCGTTGAGGATGTGATCTTCGAAGTTGCGTCTGGCGCCCTGTCGACGCCGCACGCCTGGGTGTTCATGTTCGCCAACCCGACGCGGCCACAAGGCTATTTCTGGCGTTCGCACACGGTCAATCGCGATACGTGGCGCTGCTATCATGTGCCCTGCACACATTCCTATCGGGTGGCGCCAACCTATGCCACCGATGTGGCGCGCGAGTATGGCGAGCAGTCGAACGTCTACCGCGTTCGCGTTCTCGGCGAGTTTCCGCTGTCTGAGGACGATAGCGTCATTCCGCTCGGGCTCATTCTGGCAGCACAGGATCGCGACGTGGTCGCGAGCGAGGCCGGCATCGTCTGGGGCCTCGACGTCGCGCGTTTCGGCGACGACACGACGGCACTGGCCAAGCGGCGCGGCAATACGTTGCTGGCCCCGGTACGCGAGTGGCGCAAATACGATCTGATGCAGACGGCCGGCGTCATCATGCGAGAATGGAATGAAACGCCGATCGGGAGCCGTCCAGCGGCGATCAACGTCGATGTGATCGGGTTGGGCTCGGGCGTGGTCGATCGCTTGCGGGAGCTGGGGCTGCCGGTTGTCGGGGTCAATGTTGGCGAGGCAGCATCGAGCGCGCCTGAGCGCTATTTGCGCCTGCGCGACGAGCTTTGGTTCAAGGCACGCGAGTGGTTTGACAGCCGCGCCGTGTGGATGCCGAAGGATGAAGGGCTCGCGGCGGAATTGGTGGGGCCGAAATACAAGGTGGAGTCGTCGGGCAAGCTCAAGGTCGAGTCGAAGGATGACATGAAAAAACGCGGCGTCAAAAGCCCAAACAAGGCCGATGCGTTCTGCCTGACGTTTGCCGGCGGCGACCACAACATGGGGTTGCGCCAGATGGTGGCGACGATGGCCTATGATCCCTTCAAGGTCGACTCAGTGGACTTTGAGCGCATGCTGGGACGGCAAGAGTTGGCGGGCGTGGAATGGCGCCCGTGGTAGGCCAGACCGGTGTCACGCTGCATGCCCTGCAGGACATTTGCCAGCGCATGCGCGAGGTCGACAAGGTTGAGATCTACGGGATGATGCCTCACGACAGCTGGTATGTTCTGAGCTGGGATGCCTACGCTCTAATCACCAACAAGGGGCGCGGCCGGGTGGCATGGTGGCAAGGACGGCCGGCGGGCCTGTGCGCCTTCACGGAAATGCACCCCGGCGTTTGGAATGCCTGGATGTTCGGCACCGATGACTTTCGCAATGTGGTGGTCGATCTGGTGCGATGGGGGCGGCGTGAGGTGAGGGACATTCTGGCGGTCTCGCGCGGCCATCGCTGCCAGTGCGACAGCCGGGCGGGCCATGACCAGGCGCACCGCCTGCTGAAAGCGCTCGGCGCGCGACAGGAAGGCCCGCCCATGAAAGGCTATGGCAAGGACGGCTCAGACTATTTGCGGTTTGTCTGGCTGCGGGAGACGGATAGCGCGGTGCTCGAGCCTGGCTTTGTTCGGGCAGGATGAGGGAAAACATCATGTGCATTGGCGGCAGCAAAGCATCAAACACTCAGCCACCTCCGCCCGAGCAGCCGACGCGGTTTGACTACAATGCGGGCCAACGCACAGGTGGCGCGCAAGGTCTGGCGAATGTCGGTGCAGCCGAGGTCACATCACCAAAGATCGTCGGCAAGACCTTCGGCTCAGAACTCGGTTCAACAAGACCAACGGGGCAATAGCCATGTGCATCGGCAAATCCAAAAGCAGTCAGCCCGCGCCGGCACCGGCCGCGCCCGCTCCCAATCCCAACAACGTCGCCGACACCTCGAACGCAGAGCAACGCCGGGCGGTGATTGCCTCGCAGACGCCGTCGACGCCGTCGACGCCGTCGACGCCGTCGTTGTCGACGTTCAGCTCCGAGCTCGGCAATCCAGCACCGCAAGGGACTTAAAGCATGTGCTCTGCCCCGAAGCCCCCGCCGCCGCAAGCGCCACCGGCTCCAATCCCCGTGCGCGACAACAAGCTCGAAGGCGTGCGCAATCGCGCCAGCGCAGCCCAAAAGCGCGCTTCTGGCGGCAGCTATGAATCAACGCTGCTGACCGGACCGGGTGGTGTGCCAGGCCAAGCGCCGACCGCGCAGCCAACGCTAGGCACCTGACACCGTGGCGCGCAAGCCAGGGCCGATCAACGTCGGCAATCCCTGCGAGCTGATCAAGCGTCGCTATGACGCTCTGAAAGGCTCGACCGAGCGCTCGCAGTTCGAAGCGCATGCGCAAGAGATCGCCGAGCTCATATCGCCTCGCAAGATCGATTTCGTGGGGATGCGCACGGCCGGCGAAAAGCAGATGCACCGGGTCTATGACCCGACCGGCATTCACGCCAACGAGATGTTGGGTGCTGGCCTGCATGGCATGGCGACCAATCCGGCCACCAAGTGGTTCTCGTTGCGCATGGTCGGCGGTGGCGAGTGGCAAGACCCATCCGGCAAGGTCTGGGACATCAACGAAATGCCGGAGGTACAGAAGTACCTCGCCGACACCGAGCAGATGATGTGGGAGCGGCTCTATCAGCCGGGAACGAACTTCACCACGGCCCTGCACGAATTCTACCTCGACCTCGGCGCCTTTGGCAACGCGATCCTGTTCGCGGGCCAACGTGACGACGGCGGCCTGATGTTTGAGGCGCGCAGTCTTGCCGAGTGCGTGTTCGTCGAGAACGCCCACGGGCGCATCGATACCGTCTATCGCTGCTCTGAGTACACCGTGCGGCAGATGATGCAGATGGCTGAAAGCGACGGCTGGAACGTTTCGGAAGCGGTCAAGGACAAGTTCCGCGCGGAAAAGTATGACGACAAGGTCAAGGTCATCCATTGCGTGCAGCCACGCAGTGAGAGGGCTTATAACAAAAAAAACACGACCAACATGCCATTCGCGTCGATCTACTTCGAGCACGAGGAATGTCATCTGCTCGAGGAGTCGGGCTTTCCTGAGTTCCCGTATCTGGTGGCGCGCTTCTCCAAGTACAGCAGCGAGGTCTATGGCCGCGGGCCCGGCATGACGGCATTGCCTGATGTGAAGATGCTGCAGGCGATGGCCGTCACCAAGATCAAGCTGTTGCAGAAGGCGGCCGATCCGCCGATGTGGATCAAAGCCGGTGGCGAAATCGGCCAGACCCGCACCATTCCCGGCGGCCTCAACTATTGGCGCGGCAATCCACATGAGGACGTGATGTTGCAGCCCGTGAGTCTGGAGGGCTTGCAGGCAATCACGGCCGAGATGGACATGATCCGGCAGTCCATCTTGCGCACGTTCTATGCCGACATCATGCGCATGACCGACCGGGCGGATATGACGGCAACGGAAGTCGTGCATCGCACAGCTGAGCAGATGCGCTTGTTTGGCCCGCTCGTGGGTCGCCTTGAGTCCGAAGCCCTTGGGCCGCTGGTCGAGCGCGTGTTCGGCATCTTGTCACGCATGGGCGTCTTGCCACCGGCACCTGAAGCCATCCAAGAGCGCGAGTTCACCGTCGAGTACGTCTCGCCGATCGCTACCGCTCAGAAGCAGCAGCAGGCCCACGGCATCATGCAGGTGATGCAGCTGATCGGCATGTTTGGTCCCGACATCGCCGCCCAGATCGCCAGCAAGAACCTCGACGTGAACAAGCTGTTCCGGTGGCTCTGGGATCTCTACAACAACGATCCAGACTTGCTTACCGACGACGACGATCTGGAGACCAGCGAGCAGCAAGACCAGACCATGCGCGCTGTACAGGCGGGCGTGCCGATGGCCGATATCGCCAGCAAGGGCGCAGGCGCGGTCAAGCAGTTGGCGGACGCCGGCCAGAAGGGCGGTATCAACATCCCCGAGCTGATCGCCCGCTTTCAGCAGGAAACCGCCAACAACCCGCGCGCACAGCTTGAAGCCCGATCCCTGATGAGCGGCCAAGCGCCGCCGGATATGGGCGTACCAGGTATGGGAGCATAAGATGGCAAAGACAGAGACGGAGACGGCAAGGATTGCTCGAATTGACGCAATTAAAATGGAGCTTGCCGAGATCGAACGGCAGACCGATTCCCCCAACGTGGACCGAGAAAGCCTGCACCGTCCGGCTGATATGAAGGACTGGAAGCCATACGAAAGGAGTGCCTATTACGGCACATTCAATTGCACTGATTTGCGCGACCGCGTTGTCTACCATCCACTCGTGTTGGCAGATGAAGCGGGTGTGCGCGAGATTGTCTTGCAGATGGAATATGGTCGCCGGCCAACAATCATAGACACGATCGACGCCGATGGGCCGTTCGCGATGGCGGAACGTTTGAATGCGCGGGTTGCGCAGCAAATGAGCGAGACGTGACCTGGCACGTAAACCAGCGCGCGCCCAAGCCGAGGAGCGTATCGCGTCGGCCTGGAAAAGCTTTCACGCCACGCCCGAAGGCCGCGTTGCCATCGCCGAGCTCATGACCTGGTGTGGTGTCTATCAAGTGAGCGAAGCCAGCGACGCCATCACCATGGCCCGCGAGCAGGGCGAGAAAAACGTTGCGTTGCGTATCGTGCAGTTGA